ATTGATCTCCGCAATCTCCGGGTGCGTCATGGTTTTCTCCTCGTTTATGACGAGGCCAATCAGTCGCCCGTGATGGATCATGCGGGGTTTCAGTATCCGCTTCCCCTTTACAGGTTCTTTTGTTAAACAGTCATCACCATTAATGAGACAACGGTGATTGACCCAATTAGAGAATTTAATGTCCCCTCCCAGCAGCAAGTCTGAGAGCGCCAGATCATTCAGCGTTTTATTGATCAGGCAGAGCATAGGGAAGCTCATCACACTGCCCATCGGCTGTCCGGTCCGTGCACCCTCCCCGAGCCCACTCACTTTCAGGCGAGCAAGCACACGCAGACACCTCTTTTGTTCTGCGTCCAGCGGGGGACTGGCCCTGGTTTCGAGAACCCTCACGGTGGCGGCCACATACGCCAGCTTTATATTGTCCGTAGCTGACTTGTAATCGACCGATATATATTCCCCTTCACCGTTCAGTTCGTTGACCTGGTTTTCGTCCGGGGGCCCGACTAGTAACCATCCCTTCCTTGAAAGCGACCGATAAAGGCTTGAGTGGAGCTCGGTCAGAACCTCCGTATTGTGGGATGAGTAAAGTGTGACGAGACGCGGCTTACCGCTGCTCACGACCACCTTGCTCTCGCACCACGTAGAGAAGTCCTGCTCCACCCAATTGCCACCGTCCCTCCGGGAGACGTCCAAGGCCGCGTGACCGTTCGGGATGAACGGCCGTTTTTTCCGATTCCACCCTTGCTCAACATTCCCTGCAAGGGCCTTTTCGAAGAGTTTGACGTGCCCCTCATTCACGTCCACGTCCTTCTTTCGCTCCTGCCACCAGTCCCTCGCTATTGATTCCGTTTTTACTCGAGAGCAGTTTTTACACCACCCTCTTTCTAACTTCATCGAGGTCTTGATGGACAGTTCAGCCAGTGGGGGTAGGTCGGCCCCAAAAGCTCCTCGAACTGCGGCCCTGAGCTGACCGCATTCGACCATGCCGACTTGGCCTACCTCGCCTTGGAAACGTTCGAGGTCTGGTTCCTCACTGAAGCACCGGCTAAAGTACTCCACAACGCTCCGCGCCTTGTCGGTGAGACGCTCTACGAACAAGCACTCATCGCTCAGACTCTCCTCCGCGTCCAAGCATTCGTACCTGCCGCCGGTTATTTCTGGACCAACGGGCCCATCTTCCTCGGGGGTAACCTTAACCCA